CCCACAGGCAGGAAGGAGAAAACCTGCCTATGGAAGCTGAAGGTTGCTCTCCTTTTTACCTTGACCTGCGATTATTCTTACGCGCTGAATCGTAGACATTAGGCATCCTTGTGTTAGTGTATTTGTTGTCAACCTGTGAACGTATCATCTTTATGTAGTTATCGTATTCGAGTTTCATTAGTGCGTATCTGTCTTTTGTCCCGTTATCTATCGCACAAGCCATGGCGACCCGGTAAGCAATAGCCACATGGAAAGCGTATAACTCCTTAACACTGTCCCATGGTATATCAGCATCAGCGGTAAAAGCCACGGGCAGAACGGAACAGTCTTGCAACATTCCCGCAGTTACGGCGGTTTCGGGGCAAGGAGCAAGTCCTATATAATTGATACGCTGGTACCAATATTCCGGCGTTCCCGACCTTGACCGCCACAAGGGATCTGTTTCGTCCAGTTCGTCCTCTGTCATTTTTTCAAGCGCATAATAGTCTCCGTTGTCGTCTTTCAGGAGTACGCTATTTACCTGTAAAACGTCGTCGCCAAGGGCATATTCAGCCGTATCTGCTACTATATTAACAGTCTTGCGTTCAGGCACACACTTGGTAAGCGAAGCTATCTCGTCATGTGCCAAGTCTATCCGGGCGTTAAGGACAGCATCGGTCCAACGTGGATTAGACCTGTCGGTATCTTGGTTTAAACTGCAAATTTCGTCCCGGATAGTTCCTCTGTTCATTTGTGCGCTCCCACATAACTTTTAAGTATTTCGACATAGTTTTTAGATATATCGGCTATATCGTAGTTCTTCTGGACAAACCTTTTTGCGTTCATGCCTACTTTTTTCCTTAACTCTACACTGTCTATTAGCGAAGTCAGGGTCTGATACCATTCGTCGTCAGTATTGCAAAGGAACCCGTTTTCCCCGTGTTTTATCGTTCTTTTGTAGTCGTCAAGAGGCGAAGCCACTACCGGGGTACCAAGTATCGAGTTTTCGAGGATCCTAAGGTTAGATTTTGCTCTGTTGAAATTGTTGTCCTTTAAGGGTGCTATAGCGATATCAAACCCGCAATCTGCCAACTTTTGAGGGAATTTGTCTACCGGCACCCATTCCTCGTCCATTATGATGTTCTTTTTATCTTGGAAGAACTCCGGACAAGCTCCCCAAAAGTATAACTCTACGTTGTCCCGTTCCTTCAAAATCCTATTAAGTGCGTTCTTGATAAGGCGTATATCTCCGACATGGTTCTGGCTACCGGCAAACCCTATCCTTACTTTATCGGACTTTTTAGTCGGTACCTTGACCTTGCCCCATTGCTTTATATCAAGCCCGTTAGGAACAACGTATATATTCTTATTAAACGACTTGTATAATTCTTTCAAAGTAGGCGTTGACACGATAATTCCGTCAGAAAGTTCAAGCTGTTTACGGGTAATCCATTCAAGGTTTCCGTCCGGCTTATAGTTTTCTGAAGCTATGTTGTACCCTGGGAGATTGAACACATAGTCGTCAATTTCCATGAATATAGGTCTTTTATACTTCTCTCTTATGGCTTGTATCAAAGCCACGCCCATGGGGTGCCTGAATCCGCCCATTACCGATATATCAGCCGTTGACATTAGCATTTCAAGCTGTTTTAAAACAAGCGGATTCTGTATATCGAACTGCCATTGAATAATGTTTGTGTCGTAAGGCGAATACTTTGAATGAGCGACTTCCGCGCCGTTCTTGTTCATTTCCTTAACATAGGAAATCATGCGGTACCAGACTACCGCCATGTTCTGTGTAAAACCAAAGAAGACTTTAAGAGGTTTTCTCATTCGAGTGAACCTCCGCGCTTGGAAGTCATTATGCTCTGTGGAAGCACCCTGTGCATACAAAGTATTTCAGGTATTGCCACAATCTTCTTCCCTGCTTTTACCCAATCCGTAACCAACTGATAATCGTCCGTATGTCCGTCCGTTTCTTTACGATAAGGTATCTTAAGTATATCCTTTGCCCTATACGCCGCCGAAGGATGACAAAAATAGAATCCTTCTTTATTAAGAAACTTCTTATTATTGAACGGCTCTGATTTAAACTCTTTGACTATGTTGTTTGAGTAGTCAATCCTGTAATAAGAGCCATTAAGCATATCCGTCTTTTTATTCTTTCTAAAGTGTTCAAGTGTCAGTTCGGCCCGGTCGGGTAGATAATTGTCGTCAGAATCGCAAACGCATATTATATCTGCTTGAGCTAACTTATTGCCTTTATTCCGCGATAACCCGGCTCCCATATTCTTCTCATTCCGTATATACTTGATACGAGGGTCTTGCTCACAAAACCATTTCATCAGCTCCGGAGTTGAATCAGTGGAACAGTCGTCAATAACGATTATTTCTATCTCTTTGACTGTCTGTTGACGCAAGGACTGGATTGACTCGGCTATCCAGGCGATACGGTTATAGGTTGGAAGGACAAATGACACTCTCGGCTTTTCCATAGATTTTGTTCTCCTTTTTGACTTTATACTTTTTCGTAAGTCGCTTCAAATATGTCGGGTTTACAGGGATAATGTTCACCTTGCACGCCCGTTATTATCCAATCACCAGGACAAACATTATGTCCATCTTCAAGAGTATCTATCCAGCCGTGTTCGTGCATTGTCTTGCCGCATTTAGAACAAATTGACTTCCCATCAACATTCGGATGTCTGAAATAACGGACAACCTTACCCTCTCTTTGTTCCGTTGGCATTTTTCCCGTATCTTCATAAACTCTGAAACAATCATCTTCGGGATGGTCGCCATTTTTAAACCATTGCGTAGCTTCAATAACTACGGGCTTCTTTCTGAATTTCATAGTTACTCTCCTTTTTATTCGCCTATTACTCTCTTATTATTACACCGTTATTGTCTTGTGTATCTTTTATCCTCAATACTGCCTCGCCACTTTCCGCATACAATGTTAGTGTTGTATCTATTTTTATTTTTTCTAAAATGTCGAGAAGCTGGCTAACCGTGATTTCCATTTTACTCTCCTTTTTTTGCTTCCACATACAACGATTCAAACTGCCTTTCTTTTGGCTCAATCTTCTTAAGTTCCGGCATTTCTCCTTTATGTAGTGAATGCTTTTTTATAGACCTAAAACCTACTCTTTCCAAAACTTCTTTCAGGGATTCAAAGTCGTAAGCCCATTTATGATTCCACAAAAACAGGGAACCCATAAATATTTGACCTTTAGTAAATGCGATATTGTTGCCTTTATCTCCGAAGTAAGTATCTTTGTACTGATTAAAAAACTTTGTATTGCCTTTCGTGTAATTCTTTATCCAAAGACCTAAATCGGGACAAGAAAAACGGACTATTCCTCCGGGTTCGAGTATCTCATAACATCTTTTATAGAAGTTTATCGCATCGTAAAAGGTCAGATGTTCTATGAAATGGCTGGCAAATATGTGCTTAATTGAATTTCCCGGCAACACCATATCTTTCGTCATGTCCCAGTTAAGTATTTTGGATTGGCCCTGTACCGCTATTGTCCCGTATGGGATAGTTTCCTGCGGGAAAAGTCCAATATTGAGCCAACCCGGTACAAAGTTTTTACCACAACCTATGTTAAGCCGATCAATTTCAAAGCCCTGAAATTTCATAGTTTCCTGCCTATGAAATAATGCTCAAAGTTCCTTGTTTCTTCTTTTCCAAAATTGCCGAATTCTATCGGCTCGAACTTTCGGCAAAGGTTCTTTGTTCCGCATTCGGTGAACCGCCAGCAATCCTTTGCGGAATGAACAGGATAAATGTCCGGGACGGTTATTAGTATATACCCGCCCTGGACTAGATGTTTACGGCAGTTTTCCACAACTGCCACGGGGTCGTCAACGTGTTCAAGCATTTCCGTACAGAGTATTGTCTTGTACTTTTTACCCAAATCAAGGGTGGCAAAGTCGCCTACAAAGTCTATTCCTACGTCTTCCCTTATGTCAGTGGCTTCGTAAACTAGCCCCCTATCAGTGAACATCTTGCGGAAGTCATATCCTTGCGCTTTCTGATAACCAGTTTCGGCGGAGCCAACGTCAAGAACGGGGCCTTCTATTTTCTTCTCGTCCCACATTCGGTTGATAAGTTCAAGAATTTCGGCTCTCATTTTAGAAGCCCGTAGACTTTGTTTTTGAACTTATGCGGGTTGAGCAGTTTCTTGTAATAGTCGCTTGCTATACTCCTGTTTTTACAGTCATACGACCTATTCTTGACTTCAAGTATCTTCTCGATTATCTTTGCCTTAGTATCAGGGTAAGACAACTCATTGAACCCGCCACCGAACTTGTCCCAGTTATCGTGATTGACTTGCGTGTCCACAAAGTCCATGTAAGGCATTTCAAGGTTAGTTATCGCGTCCCGTCCGCACATTACAAACTCGTTAGCCGCCATCATCATTCCATCGTGCCTGACTATACGAAGAAAACATGAACTTTTGTCTATCAAGTCATGCATTTTGACGTACCCTGAATTCTCGACGTTATCAAGCTTACGGTTGCATTTACCGTCCCCGAAAACCTTAAATTTTACATTCGGCAATGCCGCCATAACTTCATCCATAAGGTTTCCGCAGTATTTGTCGAAATCCGATTTGTCGGTTTTCATTACGGCGATCGTGAATTCCGCCGGAAGTGTAGGCATCATCTCGTATTTATCGGGTGGAGGTATAGGCAGAATCTCCGTCTTTAATCCGTAGTCTGCCATTTCCTTCTGCATTTGCTCGCACTCTACAAAATGATAGTCAATCTCTTTCTGAAGTTTAGGCATAATAAACTTGACTTCCTCAAACGTCAATGCTCGGAGCCAGTATATATCTGCCCCTACCCAGTGGATAACTTTGATACAGTCTTTTGACGACCCTCTGAATACGCTTAAATTAGAGAAGTTCTTCTCTTTGCCTGTGTAACAACCTATAAGATATATCATCTTGTAGTTGTGCGGCTTGAAATTCACTGGCATTGTATAGCCCTTAAAGTCGGCACCGATCATCTTCGCCGTTCTTAAGGCGTGTAAAGGCGCGCCAATTGAGGTTATTACTACGTCATTTTCTTTGATTCCATGGTTCTTTTTGACGTATCTTACACGTTCAATCCAGTTGTTTGAACTGTCGTCTGAAAGTCCTTTTGGACGGGGTAACTCCGCTGAGTAGACTATATCCTTTATGAACTTGCCCTTTACGCCGGATTTGACTATTCTTAAGAAAAAGTCCCAATCTTGAAGCGACTTGCAGTTCTCGTCCCACGGCTTGAATACTTCCTTGCGTATGGGGTTCCCGCAGTCTATGTAGTTGTAGTTTTCGAGCTTGAAAGCGTCGAATTCTTCGCTCCCGTAATACCCGGCATATTCACCATTCAAAGGATTCTTTTGCGGGTCTATCCAACCGTAACCGCCATACACAAAACCGCAGTCAGGGAAGTCCTCGAAAGCCTCCATCCATGTCCGGGCCATTCCGGGAACAGCGACGTAATCGCTATTAAAGAACGATAGAATGTCTCCATTGGCTAACTTTGCGCCTTCGTTCCTGGCTTTGCAAGCACCCCCGTGGTCTATAACCTTGTAAGACACATCCACCGAAGGGAAGAACTTTTTAAGGTCTTTTATAATTTTCTCTGATTCTTTGTCAGGCCCGTCAAATACGCATACTATCTCTTTATTGCTCCAATCCTGATTGATAAGCGACCGCAGGCATCTATCGAGATACTGGGCTGTTTTATAAATCGGGACAACAAACGAAATCCTTTTATCCATTTTGTGTATCTCCTTTTTCTTGCCACTCTCTGACCAGCTTACAGATGAACTTTGTGTCTTTCTCGTTCAAAGAATCGTAAAGAGGCAGGGAAACGGTATATTTACCCATTGCCTCCGTCTTTATCAGTTCATCTCTCTGGCAGTCCTTAAACGCTTCCATTAAATGCAAGGGCTTAAAATGTACCCCGCATTCAACTCCGTTGTCTTTCATGTAGTTGATAAATTTGTCTCTATTAAGTACGTTTATCCGGTACAGATAAAGACTGTCATTATCAAGTCCAAGTAGGTAGTTGTAAAGGCTTACTACCAGTTGGCGGTTAATGTCCAAAAGGGGGAGCCGTTTAATCTGCTCTATACACAGTGCCGCCTGAATCTCGGTCATGTTCATTTTCCAGCCGGGGAACTCTATGTCGTACTCCCAAGAATTCTTGGCTACCGTTTCGCCTGAATTCCGGCCATAGAACCGGGCCTTAGTAAGCCATTCGGCGGCTTTCTCGTCGTTCGTGAGTATTACCCCGCCTTCGCACGATGTTATCGGTTTTGTCGGATAAAATGAGTAACATAGAAGCATCTTGTCGTCATGTAAGTCTGTGTACTGATTCGGGGTTACTTTGTGAGCTGAATCTATAATCGGGTAAGGCTTTAGCTGGTAACTATGGCCTACCCAATCGCATTCATCCTCAAAATGTATTCTGCCTCCGGCATGAACGACCGTGGAAGCCACCAAAGGCACTGTCATTGAAGGTATTCTCACTGGAATAGGCAAGTGGCCCGCATTGTCTAAAGCGCAGTATTTAAGCGAAAGAAACAAGGCAGAAGTGCAACTATCTACCGCTACCGCGTATTTTGCCCCTGCGTATTCAGCAATACGTTCCTCGAACTCTTTGACTTTCTTCCCCATGCCTATGCTTTTACTCTTGATAACATCAACAACGGCATTAATCTCGTTTTCTCCTAAAGGTAGCACCTTAAACGGGATCATTATTTGTCTCCTTTTTTATATCAAGTTTCTTTACCGCATCCGAGAAGAACATCCAATCTATCATCTGCGACGGGTATTGTCCGCGAATTATCTCGGCATTCTGTAATACACAATGCCCGCCAATTGAACCACCGAAAAGTATGGGCCTTATCATGTTATGTTGACCTAAAAGCCTATACCCCTTATTGTAGCTTTCCTCAAAGGCACTGAATGTTTCTATGTCAACTTTAAGCTCTTTGGCTATACGTTCGGCTTCCTGCATAAAGCATATCTCGTAGCCATACCTGATATTAGACATCAGCTTACAGAACTCCAATGTCCTTATTTTTTCTTTTTCATCGTACAAGACAACACTTAAACCGCACTTTTTAAAGTAGTCGGAAGCCATTTGGCAAGCTTCGTAGTCTCCTGCGATGAACTTCTCGAATATCTTTATATCACCCGCAAGCCGTGGATGTTTGCCTCTGACAGGAGAATAGCACTTAAGCCCGCTAAGATTTTCCGTTGTCCCTACCGGCACCGACGCGTGATTAATCGTCAGTTTTGGCTGATACTTAGCGATATAGGCATTCGCCAATTCAATGAACTTGTCGGAATTCGGAAAGCATAAATGCAAAATCTCTACGCCTTCCAACTCCAAATCTTCAACGTCTTTAATGTAGGTTTCGTGGTAGTCTTTAATGACTTCGTAAAGACCTGAACCTACCTGTCCTTTGCCGATAATTAACGACTTCATATCACGTCTCCTTTTTATTTCGGTACGGCAGGAGCATCTAAGCCCCTGCCGTTTAACCGAAAGTTTGTACCTAGTTGCTTATGTAATCCACCATCAGAACGCCAGCCGAAGGATTGAGTATCTTCGCGGCAATCTTTATCTTGTAGCCCGCAGTCCCGTACTGACCGAGGGGGTCGGCTTTGTCAGCCTTGAAGTCCACTACGGTTATCTTGGAAGCGTCTCCGTTTTCCATGTCGACACCGCCGTATGCTCCCTTTCCAAATATGAGGGTACCGTAAAGCGTACCGCCCGCCGAGAAATTGGAAGCATAGGCCGACCAATCAGCGGCAGAAACGGGGGTCTTTATGGCGTTGGTTGACTGTACAAACCTTACGCCCGCGACCTGACCAATCTCGCCCTTATAACCCGCCTCCTTGCTCTGGAGATACTGATTCCAGGTTATCCAGTTCGTGTCTCTCCGTAACTTAGAGGCAATGGTCGGATGTATAACTCCCACATAGTACCCGTCGTCCATGGGAGGTACATTCATTTCTTGCAACTGCGTAACAGCGAGGTCAATCCTGTCAACATTCATTGCCGAAAGAGTAGGCGATGAAACGTTGTAAAGAGTGAACTGTGTCCAGCTTAGTGTCCTATTATACAGAAGCGGGAAGCCCTGTGTTTTGCACGAAGGTATTGCCGTTGAAGCATAAGTCCCGGATATGCCTGTTGAAGCGCACGAACCGAACCCTATCTGGTCGCCATAATAGTTATCGACCGTCAACTTGGCTCCGTCTTGCAAAAGACCAACCGCGTCTTTTACAGGCTGTGAAATAGAGGTCATATCGAAGAAATCGCTGATCCCTACTAAGTATCCAAACTCTACAACCGTCGCGCTAACCTTAGCCGCGCTCATAGCTGAAAGTCCAGGGACAGACAGTTCGGTCAAAGGATACCCGGAAGCAAAATTCGTCAACCTGTTCCATATTACTGTTTTACCCTCATGTAGAGGGATGTTTTTCTTTACGGCAAACTGGTCGTATCTAAGTTGAGGCGTAAGCCTCTCAAGAAACAGTTTGTCATAAAAGTTTTTCATTAGCGTCGAAACCGACGCTACGCCTGTATCTACTCCAGCCATTGTATTATCCTTATTTTGGCAGACTGTTTATATATGCCTCAAGTTCTGCCGCCGAGGCTTTTTTCACGTCAATCGTTTGTGCCGGGGAAGGCTTATTTGCTCCACCTTCAGGCGGCGGCGTTTGACTTGGAATTTGTGTCTTTGGCGCATTTACCGTGAATCCCCTTCTTACTAATCTGCCAAGCGCACTGTCATGTAATGTCAATAGCTTCTTCGGAAGATTGTCCAAGTATGTAGGGTCTTCCTGAGCGACTATCTTCATCTCATCTTGCACTTGCTTTAGATTGAAGGTGTGCGCGGTTTCGGGTGAAGTACTCAACCTTATAATCTCTTTATCAAGTAAAGCCTGTTTTTGAGTTGCCTCAAAAGGTTTTACTTTTTCACCTGCCAAAGCATCAACAACTTTTGCTATCGTTGCGAGCGGATTTTTGGCCAAGTCCTCAACAAATTTGGCGTTGAGTTCTTCCATTCCCGCTGGATGCATGGCTGGTTGTGGAGTTGTTGGCTGAGTACCCTCTTGTGCCCTAAGTTTTGCAAGTTCTTGAGATTTGCGGGTATGGTCGGCCTGCAAATCGTGGTACATTTTGGCTACCAGATTCGGGTCGGTGATACCCTTTTCTTTCATTAACTTGTCAAGCTCTGTAGGCACTGCGGCCGGCGTTTCGACCTGTGTCCCTTGTGCCGGGACATCAGACGACGGCTGCCCTTGCGGTTCTGGTTCACCTTGTCCGGACTGAACAGGCTCCGGGGGTTGTGTCTGTGCAGGTTGTGCAGCTGGCTGCGCCTGCGGTTCGGTTCCGGCGGGATTTTGAAGAGCCAAAATCTGCTGTTCAATTTCCGCGCTTGTGGGGTCTGACATGGCAATCTCCTTTTAGAGAAGCCCCTTATTGGGGTTGTTTCTCGGTTTGTTCTTCTACTATCGGCTCAAAATTGTCAATTTCGTTTTGAGCCTTCTTCTGTGCTATTTCAATGCCGTTAAGGGTGCCATTGACTACAAGCAGATTTTTGTCGGTTATCTCTTTAGTTTTCATGGAACCCCTTAGCTTCTTGTAAAACTTGTCGTATTCCGTTTGTAAAAGTGCCTGATAAACTTTCCAACCGGGCCTTCCAGTTACTTCCGACAAATCGTTAAATTCCTGTTGAGTCAAAATACCGTCTTTCATGACATCTCCTTACATTTGCGGCGGCTGTCCCGCACCCGGGGGTGTCGGAGGTGGAACCTGCGCTGATCCTAAAACTGAACCAGCCATAGCACTGCTTGAATTTGCACCGCCACCACCCTTGCCCTGGCCCGGACCCGGAGTTTTCATTCCCTGCTGGGACATTATCTTGTTAACCATTTGCACGGCAATCATCTTCGCTGACTGCATAATATCCTGCATTTCGCTGTCGTTAAACATTATCTCGTCTGGATTGTCTCCTATTTCAAGAGCATCGTATATCTTCCGGTTTAAGGCAGACTGTTTGACTGTCGGGTCGTCTTTTGTAACCTGCTTGAACTGTATACACTTAAGGGCCGTTTGAGCCTTGTTTTCAAGCGTGAATATGCCTGCCGGAACAAAGTCATAGTCGCGCCTTACTTCTTCAGGGCTAACGGCTACCCACGTGTTTCCCTGTGGGCCTACTATACGCACCACCTTATTTACTGTGATGTATTGATAATCAAGTTGGTAAAACATGGTTATCATTTCTTTGAAAGCCTGTTTTTCAATAGTCCGGGCTATGGCCATGAATCTGTTACCAGAGGCCCTCTGAAGGATAGAAAGACCTGTCGCGGTGTCCTGTGCGCTCATTTCAAGGCCCATAGTCAGCTTAGTTACCGCAGTAACTTCTTGCATCCACTTCTCTGCTTCTGCGGTGAAAACTGAAGCGTCTCTGGTGTTTAAGGGTATATCAAGGAACTTTATCACGTCGTCTAGTCTTTCGCCTTCAACGCCGATCCTTAGACCCGGCTCGGAACGCAGCTTTTTAATGTCTACCCCACGATTTTTGAGATAAACTATCATGCGGTTCAATGCCAGTGATATGTTGTCATTCTTCTGGTTCACTGTTTCGTTGATAATAGTCTGCAAATCTTCGCCTAGTTCGGGTATGCCTATACCATAAAACTCGTTCTGGACGGGAATATAATTTGACTTGATATAGGGTATTTTCCCATGCCAGTAAGGATTATTGGTATCTCTCACAAGATACTTCCCAGCCGCAGTAGCGAGTACACGCTGTTTAAGAACTCCGTCAACGTCAACGTCCATACCCCACCGCGTCATGACTTCAATACGGGCATTTCCCTCTGCCCTGCTTATAGAGGCGTTGTTGAGTCGGTTATTGTTTGCCTGCGTTTCGTCTGCCGCTTTTTTGTTATTTGTCCCGTCCTCGTCAGTAAGTTTCATCACCTCGGCATTATAAGTATCAGGATAATTCTTGTGCATCTCTCTTAACCAATCCAAGGACTTGTAGCTTCTAACGACTATCCAGCCATCCTGTATTTCGACACTGGTAGGTTCGGGGAAACAATCAGCAAGGTTCTGGTTTATCAGGCGCGGGCCATCAAAACTCAGGTACTTCTCGTTTTCAGGGAATACGCCTAAGGACTGTTGCCCCACTTGCCTCCCGAAAACGTCCCGTATCGGCTCAAACTTTTCTTTAACTATTGTCCTGTTATCGAACTTTCTGTCCCAACAAATCATCGCTATTGATGTCCCGTTTATACAAAGCGACCTCAGATACTGCATGAACTCGTACGGGACGTTTGCTTCATCGAACTGGTACATTAAAAGTTTCTGGATTATCTTAGCCGATTCTTTGTCCGTTAGTTCGCGCGGCCTGACCTGAAAGAAAGGATTTGCGGAAAATAGAAGTGCCTGAAGGCTTGAATACGCAGTTTCTACCTTGGAGTTAGTAATAGGTATAAACTTGTTAGACATCCACGCGGCTGGCTTGGCATCAGGTATGCTTCTGTATAAGTCATTCCAATCCTGCCATTCTTGGAGATAGCCGCTGGACTGTAGCCAGGAAAGGCTTTCAGAGTGGTTATTTCCAACCAAATCAATCTTTTTCGTATTAGGACTAGGTATAATTACTTCAACCATTTTGGCTCCATTTATAATTATCTATCGTAACCGTATATCAGATTGAGGTATGAGTAAGTTATAGCCGCAGTACCCACTACGTCAATACGCATGGATTGACCCCTGCCACCTTGCAATCCTTGAGATGATAAAGACAGCTCCTTGTCAAGCGCGGTAGTGGGAACCTTTTCTTTCCGTATTTGCTCACCTATTCCGGTGCCGTTATAAATATAAATAGCCGTAGACCCTGAACCAAAAGTAGCATTAGCCACCAGATTAAATAGATTTATCCTGCGGTCAGTCTCTGCGGGTATGACGTAAGACATTCCTATAATCGAACCCATTGCCAAAGACGCTTCATTAGCCACTCCAAGACAAGTAGCCTCTTCAGCCGTAGCAAGCCCACTTAGTAGATTTAATCCATATACATTACTGGCAAGCTCTGCGTGTATACCTCCTATGGCTCCTAATGTCGTTGTGGATAGGGCATTAACATAGGTACAAAACGAATCCAGGGTTTCCCCGCATATATCGCCTGTTAGCAGAAAATACGTAGAACCTTCCTGTACACCCCATGCTCCACCAGTGGTCGTAAACGTGATTGACGTATCAGTAACAATATACGTTGCCGTAGTAGTAGTGGAATCTCCCACTATGTAAAGTTTTAGTCCGTCAGTATTCTGCGGAAAATACACGGGCGAACCTGCGTAAGCTACTCCACACAAAAAAAGCATTGGCAAAGCTAAAAACAATTTCTTCATTCTTCCTCCATAAAAATAAAAGCCCAGAAAGACGTAATCGAGTTTTTAAGCTCTCCGTCTATACGGGCTATCAGCCCTGCTTTTATATTTGGCTATCAGCCATTAATTTTCAAATAAGTATGCTTTCTTGCACTGCCTGCAATAAGCCAATATCTTGCCCTTAAATATTCCCTTAAAAAGCAAGTGTCCATGTATAGGACACCTGTACTCTTTCACTTCGCCGCCTTTTGGAAAAGATATTTAATTTTTGGCAATGGCGTAACTTTTATTTCAGATGCCTTATCTCTTGCAATATCGGTTTTAAGTTTAGCTTTTTTAACCGCGGACATCATTTTTGCGCCGTCTATCATTTTGCCCTTCTTCGTCCCGCAGCCGCCATCTTCTGGAACTTGGATTTACCATACTTCTTACGTCCGGCACTTGCTGTTATGGCCCCGGCAGATTCTTCGGAATATCCCTTTTTCTTAAGTGCGTTTTCCATTTTCTGGAATCTTCCCCCGCCACCTAGCTTCATTGATTTTTTCCCCATGTCTGACATCATCTTTTTTAACGGCATTAACTACCTCCATGAACGGACAATTGTACCCGTCAAAACAAATCGGGTTTAACATACAGTCGGCACATTTATCCATTCACCTGTACCAACTCTGGACTGCTTCTTCCGGTTCGTCGTCCTCTGACTTAAATCTAGGGTTGCTGCGTTCAAAATATCTCCAGTCGTCCATGGCATGGTCTAACACCTTCTGCGGGGCTTCAGCTAGGTTCCTGTCGTTACTTCCCCGGTACTGTTGCCACCGGTACCTTTGAATCTCTTTTATCCATGCGTAACAGGTGCGGAATACAAAGAACCCTGGTCGTTTAGTAACGTCGTTAACCTTTAACCTCTGCTTGCAGGTATTGACACCTGACATCACATCCGCGCGTATGGCCCTTGTTGTAATACCATGTTTGGCGTATTCCTGACGTATCGAAGAACCTGAAATCGGGTCACGGTTGTCAGTTGATGGGTCTATGGTTGTCCACTCTATCTTGTCGTTGCCCGTTATAGTCTTTATGGCTTCTGCATTCTCTGCCACGGTCTTTCCCATTTGGTAATACTCATCGTAGCAGACGTGTTCTTCTCTTTCGTTCACATAGTACCAGTGGCAGGAAGTCGGATTGTTTATGCCATGGTCTATGCTTCTGTACCGCTTACAGTAACTAGGAACATCGTGCGGCTCGATTATGTGCAGTGTCCTGTCAAACTCTTTATAGACAAGCCCGGAAAACTGGATATACTTCCCGTAAAACCGCATCTCCTTCTCGTCTTCAGTGCAGTCTTTCTCGATCTCTTTGATCGTTGCTTCCGAAAGATGCGGGTTGTCATAGGTCGAAGCCTCTATAATAAAGAAGTTAGGGTCTCCGGCGATGGCTGGCTCGTATATCTCGTCCGCTGTCCAACTCATACCTTGTACCGGGGTCAAAGTGAAAATTATCCTACCGCCCCGGTCAATAGTCCTCATCCGGCACTCTTTATAAATCTGGTACCCGTGCTCTCCTGGCGGTTCCTCATCAAACCATATCAGGTCTTTTGAAGTACCTCCAAAGGTGTTTATATCCTGTTCGCACGACTTGAACCCTATCCTTGACCCGTTTACAAGGTATAAAACCCGGTACTGCCTATCCCAGCGTCTTATAGAAGCCCTGCCTATCAGCTTCCTTATCTCTGCTTCTGCCACTTCTATACTCATCTGGTTGGTAAGACTTACTACCCAGATGTCCATGGGCTTCGGATAACGAGTAAAAGGATGCAGCCCTTCACTGGCCAAGGACACTTCCGCGGCCCCTGATACGGTCTTGCCCGCCCTGTTACCAGCTATGAACATCTTTATAGGTGCGTGGCTCTTATGAAACTCTAACTGCGGGTACCACTCAGCCTTGCGTTTGCTCTCATAGGGCTTGTAAAACATGATAGGCGAAGTCCGCTTCCGGCGTTCGCACTCTACCTTTAAGTCAAAGAGCTTTTTTAACTGTTCATCTGTTAAACTGTTTAAGTCTACACCCTCCGTCATTTCCTCGTATGTGTCCCAGGGTTTCCATAATCCCACGGGTTGAGAGAATGTCGGGGCGGGATTTAACATTAATCAACTCATCCTTTTTTGTAGTATGCCACCTAAAATCCAGAATAACCCCTAGAATCGAATCCTGTGAGGCTACGGGGCTATTGTGGGGCGTGTTTGCTGACTAATCCAACTATTTACTTTCTTGTGTACTGCGCTTGATATTCCCCTATTACTCTATGGGGAGAATAGTACTAACATGGAACCTGTTCCGGGGGTTGGCTGGCACTTATCGTTAATACCATTCCAGACCCAACTGCCTGATAATATATATTATGTTAAGTTATTGAGAGTACCACTATTACACTACGTCATTATCGGTCTTACTAGCACTCTCACTATTGCTTGATACATCAACGACTTTATCACTTTTTAGGAAACTCAATAACTGATCTCTACTGGTAGGGAGGGAAACATTAACATTTACCTGCGTTTGCTGGTCTCCGACGGCAATTTTCCGCATTTCTCCAGCTACGACGGCTAAAGTAGAGGCTTTTTCTATACCATTCTCTAAATTTTTTCTTTTTAGACCTTCTATGGCAAGATTCCCCACTATCCCAGCCCCAACAATCATGCTCTCAGGCAACCTATCTTTAATTTTCTCATATACATTCAAATTAGAATCTACTATATTTTTCACTGTGTTATATGAAAGATTATGTTTCTGTGCCACGAGGGAAACATCATCATTGACTGCGTAATCCAACGCAATGGCTTTTTTTTGCCTAATAGATAAATTTTTAGATCCTTTTTTTCTGGCCATGATACCCTGCTGTGTATACGTTTTTAAAAATCGTGTTACTGTAATAAAGAGAAACCACAATACTATATATATGTGTCTATGACAATAGCTTTTGACGCGCTCTTATAGTGCGGGGGTTAAATCGCACTTACTGTGCATATCAGATACTTTGTCCCGTTGCGCCTCTGGAAGGGCGCAATCCGGTTGCTGGTTACAGGGCCGGACTTGCTTGCCTACTCGCTATATATTATTTACTCATTTTCGGGAGCCATGAATCGATGTCCAAGCCAAATATTAGTATGTTGCGCTTGTATATATCCCGGCTCCAATATAAACTAAAGCTCTAAGCGTCTTATAATATCATTAACTCTTGTTATTTGTGTTTCTATTCCACTTGTTTTTTCATTTAAAAATGCCGCAAGTGGCACTACTTCCTCGCATTTGCCTTCGGCTGGAGGGTTAATTATGGGGGAAGGGCTTCTTAAAACTGCCTGTAATTTATTTTCCAACCTATCCAATACATTATTCAGATTACCGATAGTCTTATCTAATTTTTCGCAACCATCTACTATCTGACTATTTTTTTCAATAGGCTTATTAACCGCACAGCCACCCTGTGTATATGCTGTATCTAGCGGAATTTCCATGCCAGGATAAATTTTCCTAGTTACGTCCATAAATCAATCTCCTTTAAAAGAAAAAAAGCGCGTCCCACTAAAGGGCGTGCCGTGAACTTGAACAATGGGGGAATTGTTTTGTCTCACACCTTAATTATAATAGATAATCCCTTAGATTGCAACAACTTATCCCGATTTTCCTGAATTATTTTTTGTTTGAGATTTTTGTTGAATAAGATATGGTTCAAGAAGCACACCCGGCAGTCGTAGTCGCTTTCTTCACACATTGCCTTGCTTTGGGGGCAACAATCTCTTTTCCTTTCCTTAATCGTTTTTATCACATAATCGGGTATATTGGACTCGTTCATAATTCTGCTTATAACGGCTTCGTGTGGGGTTGACAAGATTGCCTCCTGATTGATTTCGCGCCAAACGCACGCATTTGACATTCTACGGGTGTCGCGCCTCGTACAGGCGCGTGGATTGAAACCAATCTCCTCCCTCACCTGCTCCTTGCGGACGTAGCCTGCTCTCGTGAGCGCACCTACCATAGCCTTTATCAGAGCATCATCAAGCACCTTGCGCTCATTTTGCCGTGTGCAATAACCCCGTGCAAGCGTTTGGAATAGTTCGCTATCTGCCTCACCCTTGCCTTTATCTGACATTAGACCTCCATACAGCATACACTTATAATATTCTCGCTCATCTTGCCGGAAAAACTGTCAGTATCGTGCTTATGGCACGGCAATCGCATCCTACAACCTTCTTGCTCGATATGTATTTTCTTGTGAGGGCAAATCATGTGTATGCAATTAAGCGCATTTACACACAACACCTTTTTCTTCCTCGCCTTACTCATGGTTTTCCTCCGCGCCCATAGATTCAAGTGCCTGCATTCTTCTCTCGTAAATCGGTCTACGGGCTTCCTGTACTACTATTGACACTGTTTCCGACGACATCGGAAATACTTTCTCGTCGTATTCCCTCACCGCCTTCCTCCTCACCTCTTCCAGCTCCTTCTTGTGCCGTTCTTCCTGGGCGGAGAGGAGGGAACGGATAAAGGATTTTACAGACTTTATCTCAATATCATCTTCAAATGGAGTGGAATCCCCATCGATAAATAATTTATTGAATTCTTCCTCCCATTCCATGATTTCATATTCGGTTTTTAATGTAGCACCTCTATCCGTATCAACGCATTCTGCACTATGATGTGCATTATTCGTAGTTCCACAAAAACCACATTTTTCTTCCCACTTCTCTTTCTCACTCATTGTTTTTCCTCCCGAACTCGATTGCGCGGTCTAAAGATTCTTTTATTTTGCATCTTAAAGATATAAAATCAGGGTCGCCAATGCGTATTTCACTCACTACCTCTCTCCAATACACCTCGTTGTTGAAGAATCTATCCTCGAACTCCCCTAGTATCCCCGCCTTAAACTCCTCGGCGGTCTGTGGCTTTTCTTCTATGACCTTGCAGGGGTTTCCACATTTTACGCAATGGGGATATACGCCATCAATCGTGTCGCACCTTTTATGCTCTATCTCCGCCCCGCAACACTTGCTCTTAAGCTCACTCATCGGGAGGCTCCTTTCTTAGATTTATATTTTTTACATTGCTTCATTAAATGCCACATAAGCACATTATCCCCTCTGTATTCACTATGGCATTTGTCGCAAATCCTTACCGACTTTTGTAATGTAATCTGGACATAGTTAAGGCATTCCTGTTTTGTATTGCAGTAAAAGCACTTATGCTTCACTGTGGCGCAACCGCCTAATAACAAAAACACAATTAATAGAAAATATTTCATGCTCTCTCCTTAAATCCCTGAACGGCTCCGCTCAAAGATTTGATTTGGTGCTGTACGGGGCTTTATTTGTTCAAGAAATGTATCAAAGATAAATCTTGAGCAATAGCCGCCACGAGACAAAGAACGTACAAAAAACCTGCGAAATCGTCAATTTTACCATGATGTTGCTTATCCAATAAATACAACACAAACGCAATACACATCTTCACTCCTTCCCTAAAAGATTGTGCGACTTGAGATAGACCCACATTGAGGCTAGGGCTTCGGATATATTTACATTATTTTGGCTAATATTATGTTCGCCATTATAACTTGTATATGCGACAGTCCAGCCTACAACATCAGGGTATAACCTCAAATTACAACAATAATTATTTGATATTACAAATCGCGGCAACCTCTCTAGCAGTTCGTCGGTCGTGGGGGCAGCATAAGTAACGTGCCTTACTAAATACTCACATTCCTCGCAATTGTTTTTCCTTTTTCCAGATGGGCAATAGTCACCTGGTCTATCACATGAAATATCAGAGGATTCGGTATTAAGCGAACCGTCATTCCAATATCTTTCATGGTCTTCTTGCGGATACCCCGCCTCTTTCAGCTCCCTCGCCGTCTCTAACGATATGGTCATTTTTTCACCTCCCCACTGCCATGGCAAGTCGGACAACAAGTATAATCTTCTGGACTCTCCCAATAATCTACTTTTTCAGTTTTACCATTCCAACCACGTTTGCATTTGTGGCAATCGCGATGCGGATGGTCTCCTGATTGATCTAAGTATTTTTTACAATTATCACAAGCTTTTTTGCTCATCTCACTTCCTCCTTCCCCGTGGCGGTTTTACCAAAGCCCAATGAGTAATACTGTCATTCCTAGAATCCCAGCTACTCCACAACCGAGTGTTATCATAGAAATACGATATGATTTTTATTGGGTAAGAGTATGCTGGAGCGAATGTCAAATATACCCCGCTTTTATCCGGCAACCTTTTATTGACTGAAATCCAGCGCATGGCTACTCCTTTATCCTTAAAATACGGTTCTTGTTTTCGGGAAGATTGAAATGCTTAACCATATCAAGGAATGACTTGTATGGATCTGCTTGCATGGTTCCGGAAATAAATAGACAGTAAGCTGCTTGTATGTCCCACAACGCCCTACCGTCAATCTCCACCCCCTCAAGAATCCGCTTGCGCTCGTCCTCTCGGGCGAGACGGAGTTCTGATAGATGCCATTCAAAAAATTCTTCTCCACTTATTAATCCAATCTGAAAGCTTCTTAAGCTAGAATAAAATGCTTTATGCTGTGCTTTCTTTTCTTCCTCGCTCATTTCAGGCATTTTAAGCTCCTTTAGACTCTACCATAGTTCTGTATTTGCAATATTCTCGAACGAAGGTATAATATTTCACTTCTTGTATCTCTTTCAAAATACTCGCTTCCTATATATCTAACCTGTTGTGCCTTGCAATATTCAACTCCCAACTTATCTGTGTACCCAATGGGCTTATAAACAGTCAGAATTCCATAACCTTTTGGTAGTATGTCCTTACATTCTTCAAGCAAATCTTCTTCTAATAAAATATAACGCAAACTCCCAAGTGTAAGTGTCTTTTTCTCGTTTGCCTTAAGGTCTGATTTCGATGTTTTGCACTCGACCACAATACAATCATCTGCCGTCCAGCCAATAGCATCGGGTATTTCTGCAAGCCTTTGGCAACCTCGCTCCATAAATACAGGATTGCAACCTCTTGAATTTTCAAGCCAAATACCCGCCAATTTAACTAACTCCTTGTGATTCATTTTCCTATACCCCTCTCCCCCTCGATCATCTTGTAGACCATTTTAGGACTCCTTTGCCGGCTCATAAGTCTTTTCAAATATGTCTGGCTTGCAGGGATAGAATTCACCATTCACGCCCTTGATAATAAAATCACCTTCAGAAGCAATCATCAATCCTTCAAGTGTCGGAATTAACAACCCTAATTTATCAGTCGTTTCGTGTCCTTCTCTCGGCTGCCCTTTCTCGTCAAGATAACACCCTGAGGGTTTATTATCTTCTAGCTTGCCAACGCCCGCAAATTCGCATATTTCCGACCACGTATCCCAACCTAATCTAACTGCCTCAATTACTACCGGCTTCTTTCTAAATTTCATACTCACTCTCCTTTCATCTCACCGCCCACAGAAAGGCGGCGTATGTTGCGACTACAATCACGGCTTCGGCTAGTTCTTTTTTGGTCATTGCGGACACTTCCCTGCCGTCTTACGGCTTGGTTACTTCTTTTCTTAAATTAATCTTTTATAAATTCATCTGTATGGAATGCCATTTCGCCACTTACAACTTCCGCCGAATCGCACGTAATAATGATTGAACAATGGGGATTGTAGTTATCGTTAAGATATTTCACAAGTGGTTTTGCTAATGCCTCAAATGCCTGATTATGCTGCCTACACAAATCAGTATCTCGTGCAATAAGTATATTTTTTAAGCATTCTTCTAACTCGAACGTGCTATCGGATTGAGGCGACAACGCTTTACCTGTTTTTCTGTCAATAATCTCATACATTCCCCTTACTGGTTCACCTAATCCATCGACCGCACACAAAACCATTAATCTATCTTCTCCTAAAAATTGCTCATTATCTGGCTTCTCTTTCGGCTGGGGGGATTGCTTGGGCTTCCAATATCTATGACGTTCTTGTAAACATTCATTTGCGTATATAAAAGATATTCCGCACGTTGTACCGCCATGTGTACTATCATTGCAATTACAACAGCCTCTATCGCAACATTCTGCGCTATGATGTCCGTCTCCTTTTTCATTAACTACTGCATCACAAAATTCACATCGTTTTATTTCCATTCCCATTCTCCTTTTCAAGCGTTGAAATACCTCTCGCCTTTTTAGCGGGGTTGCTTAAAATATTCACTGTCAATCAAGAAATCGCCTTCTACTGGGGCTAGTACCCCGATTCTTAGTCGCTGCGTATTACTGCCATTCCACGGTACGAATATTTGATTTTTCTGCTTCTGTCCGTTGGGACAGGTACAGCGTAGGCTTGCAGAATAATGAGGTTTATCTACCATGTGAAATCCTACATAGCCAGTACCGGCGCAATGGTCGCAAGGGTAAATACGTTCCGATTCCTCTGGTGCAGCCATGCGGATTGATACGGCATCACGAATACGACCGAGACTGATATTCTTTAAGTTTTCCAAAAACAAGGATTTTATTCCGGCGATAATGGCTCCTTCGGGGTAAGGCCACTGCATAATCTGCGACGTAAAAAATGTTATGGTATCACGTTCAAAGTCCAGGCTCTTGCCCTGTGCAGAAAACAGTCTTTCGAGTTCAGACTTTAACTTGCCTATATCTATCACATTAACCCCTTATCCTGCATTTCTTTTAACATCTCTGCATTAGACTTCTCGACCTTTTTATTTAGATATTTAAGCTCTAGAACCTTGATATAGTTCGTATCGTTTTTTATGATCCAATCAAAATCTACCTTCCAGTCCTTGTGTTCTTTGCTCTGTGGATTGCCGTGTATCAAGAACGGCTGCTTTTCTATGGCCTCAAGTATTTTCTGGAAGTCTCGAAAGCTCTCTTTTTCAAACCGGGCCTTTAAGTGTTCTCTGCGTGTGCCGGTTATTTCCTGGACTTTGGGAAGTGAGGGGAATTTCTGATGGAAGGAATTCCATTTTTCAAACACGTCCTTTTCAAAGGACGGGTATAATTCCTTTCCCATTCCCATTCCCATTCCCATTAAAGTTCCTGGATTCTGGGTGGGTGCTTGTTCGGTGCTGGGTGGGTGCTGGGTGGGTGCTGGCATAGTACTCTCTGGTTCTTTAATATGTATTTTCTGGTGTTCCTTGAATTTTATTACCTGTATGTATTTCTGATTATCTACTTCATAAATCAATATAAATGGTGCTCCATTTTCTCTTTTAGGAGCAGCTAATTGATCAAGTAATTTTTCTATATTAATCTTATCGTATGGAAAAATATCTGCTTTAATTCTTTTAGGGCTATACCTTAACCGCCCTTCCCTATCTGCATAGCACCACAGGCCTTGATATAAAATACGCGCCTCGAAAGAAAGCTCTGAAATGTTTTCATCTCTAAAAAAATCAGGTTTAAGATATCTTATTCTTGCCATTGAATTTCTCCCATTCTTTTACTGCATTCATAACAAGTCTATCATAATCTTCCTTACGCAATCCTCTATCAACTCCTTCAACAAAATGATGGCATCGCCAACATACCCAAATGCCTATTTCTAAATAATTCCAATGATGATAAAATAATTTCTTATTTCTACAATCATCCTTGCATAATTCGCAGTTGTCGGGATGTTTTCTTTTCCATTTTAATCTTATTTTTTTGCCTCCTGTAAATAAATAATTTTGTCGCAACCAATTTGTTGCATTCTCTTTGTTCCTAGCCATTTATTCCCTCTCTCCCTTTGCCTTCCTGTAACCACTACATGACAAAACTTTTTCGCTGTGATCGAAAGGAACGGTGCATTTTACTTTACAGTATGGGTAACGGTGCTTACAGGTCTTGCATTTGTTGCGCCTCAAATCTATTTTTTGTGCCATCCTGTCTCCTTTCCCAAGTGCCTGCAACGACAATAAATTTATTCATTTTCCACCTCAACCCGCGAGAGTTCGCTAGTTATGCAAACTTCAATTCGTGGATTCTCGGAGTAGTATTTACTGACCTTGCCGTCTACCACCTGACTGTCATCATGCCAAAATATGCCGTTCATAGCATCACATATCAACTTTCCGTAATTATCCCAATCCGGCCTGACAACGGGCCTTACAAGTCCAATCCTAGCCCCTTCCTTTGCCTTTTTGGGCATGGATTTAGGCATTGAACGGTAAATACCCACAAAAAGGGAAACAGGCCCTAAAAATGGCGTTTCCGGCTTATATTGCATGGACTGGAGCTTGAAGTCGTTTTCTGCATCTGCTGTCTTTTTTGGCGTGTAAGTTCCTACAAAATTACCACGCCTAAAGAATTTCGGTCTGCCCTTCGCCGTGGGTTCTCCGTAAACTGTGAATGATATTTTCATATTATCCTTTAATTACTCCAAGCGGAGATAATTCGACCACTATGTCAACCAGCTCTGATTGATTTTGCATTACTTCTGCTATGTCCTTGTAAGCCCCCGCGGCTTCGTCCAGGTCATGCTTCCCCCTGATACCATGTAATATGCCCTGTTCATTTAGCTTTCTAATTTCATCTTCAAGGTTTAATTCGCGCTCTGCTTGCTTACGTCCCATTCTGCGCCCGGCGCCATGTGAGCATGACGAGAAGCTTTCAGGGTTACCTTTGCCTTTAACGATGTAGCTCTTTGTACCCTGCGAACCCGGTATAATTCCGATTTCCCCTTCTCTCGCTGACGTTGCGCCCTTTCTATGGATTATCACATTTTTACCAAAGTGATTTTCCCATTGTGCGTAGTTATGCTGGATATTTATGTTCTCAACTGGCGTTGCATTAGCGACCTCGTATAATATTTCTGAAATGTCTCTCATCATAAAATCACGATTCGCCTTTGAGAAAGCCAGACAGTAGTCCATTTCCTTCTCGTATTCTTTCGCCTCATTCGATTCTATGGGTAAAAAGGCAAGCTCTTGTGCTAGGGGTACGGAAGTGTGCCAACGCTCGTTAAGACACTCTGCCAAATCGTTGTAATAATCGCACACCTGTTTGCCAAGATTGCGGCTCCCGGAATGAACCATTACCCAGATATAACCGTCTGAACCTTTTTGAATCTCGACGAAGTGATTGCCGCCGCCAAGAGTACCGAGCTGTTTAGTAGCAGATGTAAATTCTCTTTCTATTATTTTCCCGAAAGGAATCTGTGGCATACGCTCCGGCGATCCGTTTGCTCTATGATTAAACCCCACCGGGATTCTTTCTCTTATTTTCCCCATGACCTCTTTTAATATGTTTATATCTATATCTTTTATATCTAAGCGCATCGCCGACATTCCACACCCTATGTCAACACCTACTGCGTTAGGTATAATGACACCCTCTGTAGCCAGTACGCCGCCTATTGGCATTCCGTAGCCAGTGTGTGAATCCGGCATAATTGCGATATGCTTAAAAGCAAAAGGCAGGTTTGCTAGATTCTTTATCTGTACCATTGCATTTTCTTCTATGTTGTCGAGCCACATCTTTATAGGCAATCTTTCAGTTGCAATTACTTTCATTGAACTCTCCTTTGATTAGTCCCTTACCCTTCCATCGGCACATCTGCCTTGAACCTAACATTTACTACATCAGACCTCATTCCGAGATACGTTGCTTTCGTAGGCAGATTCGACCTGATAATCCGAAGTGTATCAGCTTTTGAGTTCGGATTATTTTCTACCCGCTTCAGCGTTTCGTCGTCACCTTCGATTGTGTAGACTACTATTAGGGTTAGCATTTTTTTCCTTTCAAGTCGAATTTATTTTCCCAATTTTTCATGTATCATTTTATTGTATTTCGCAAATCTTGCATTGCAGCCAGTAACACAATTTGGGTCTAACCCAGGATTGCCAGGAGCGCAAACTTTATCCCTGTAAAGATGTGAGCAATAATATTCCATTCCATTTTCATCTATTAGTCTTTCAGTTTGAGAAAGATAGCAAGGTATTTTTAGATTTTGAGGAAAGTCGTTGCCCTTTAAGGTATGTGTTTCGCAAAACAATTGATATGATACTTTGTTCATTTCAGCGTCAGCGGAAAAAAACATACCTTCTATATCTTCGGGGGTTAGTATCAAGTCTTTATTAATACCCTTATAAAACGATACCGAAGTAGAATAAAGTTTAGGGAAGTTATCGTTACAGAATTTAATAAAATTAGAAAGTCTGTAGGCGTTTTTGTGCGTAGCCGTAAACGATACGGAAAGATATTTTACTATCTCTGAACAATATTTGATGTTTTTGACTACCTTGTTAAAATAATTCCCTCCCACAACCCTATTCCAACGTTCACCATTGTAATCGTCTAAAGATGTTTTGACTCTGAATATCGACCGCAACGTTTCATCTTTAGGTCTTATCGACAAATTAGTATTTAATGCGAACCTTGTTATATCTCTATTGTTTACTATTTCATCTTCAATCCACGGCACTATCATGGGTTCGCCGCCCGTTATGTGTACCACTCCCTTTTTTCCGGCCTTCTTGCAAATATCAACAAATAGATTCCTGTCCATAATTTTAGGGACAGATTTATTTTCTTTACAGTAAACACATCTCATATTGCAAGCCGAAGTTATGTGAACTGCGTAACGTATTATTTGGGGAGTTTTGCCTTTTTTTATAGCATTAATTGTTTCTATCGCCCTATCATTCATTCTATCCCAAAAAATATTATTACCATATTTGTCCATACCTATGCCTCCTCAAATCAGCTTGTAGTTCCCGTCCGGGTACACTTCGATAAACCGCCATTCCTTGTAAGATTTATCGGTTCTATACCTACCCTCTACCCACGGGTTTTCAGCACCAGCCCACTCGCTCAACCTTGTGCAAATGTTGTTTACAGACACACCTTTAGGGTTCCTCTTTGTTTTCCATTCCTTCAGCGGCATTTCTTCAGGGCAGAACCAGCGACCTGAATTAGCTGACAGGAATCGTCTGCACTGTTCTTCCAGTGGGAGATACTGTGTCGCTGGGGGATAGGGGGAGATGTTCATTTGACTTCTTCAAAATCAACCGACTCGGAATAGTATCCATTAGACGAGCCGTACCAGCGAATCGTAACAGCCCCTTTGTTTGTGGCTAATTTATAGAATGTCCACGTGAAACTGTCCTGACATTCTATTTCAACGCCTTCGGGATTTTTGTCGCTTGTAACTTCTTCTGCAAGCAATATAGGGTTTCCGATTAAATCCTCTAAATCACCGCAAATATCTTCTATGGCAACACTCTCACAGCAACTCTGGTCATGATAAAGTTTGTAAGTTTTCTTAGCCCCGCAAGTTTTACACTCAGCACACTCTATAATCATTTCTTCATCTCCGACATTGCCTTTAATTGACACGATCGTTTTTCCTAATAGTTCCTTGAATTCCATAACCTTCTCCTTATTCAAATTTTAACGTACTTTGAGGCGAGAGGCAGGGATTTGCCTAATGACCTATACGCGACTAGCTAGGCTACTTGCGTCTCTTGGAAGGTTCGCCATTGCCCCTGTATAACGTGCCAAGAGATTGTATACAGGCTCATACGATACTTCAATAGGACTGTCACCCTGCTTCCTAATAACCGGTAGTGCATACTATATCTGCCACTCTCGCACTCAAAGAACGATACTGATTTTGCGGGTTGCGTTAAAATGGCGATTCAGGCATTTCTAATGTGGCTGCCTGTATCTGCTTTTTGAGTTTGGAATTTGCATCCTGCAATGACAATATATCTCGATTGTTCTGGGATATTTTTGCTATCATTGCTTTTATGTTGTTCTTGTAGTTTTCTTCCGCCTCTTCCCGCAATTCCCTTAATGCCGCCTCGTTTAACTCTTTTTCTGTAGCCATTTTTTTGTTCACCTCCCTTTTGTTTGAATTAACTACTCGCTGACAAAGTTTTTAGTTATAGCTTGAACTATTTTGTCATTGATTTTTTCTATTTCTGCCATAATTTCGGCAGGGAATAGTATTTTAGTTCCGCCATAATTGCTATTGAATTGCTGTTCAGCTATAATCGTTGCGCCTGCTTTTACCACAAAACTACCCTCAATTCTTCGTTCCTTTTTTTCTTGATCTGTGGTTAGCTTCCAATCTTTAACATCTACAGTTACTTGCATCTTTCTCACCTCCCTTCCTCAAATCCTCCGCAGCCCTGACATGATAGACAGAACTGCGGGATGTGGCGGGCTAATACTTGCTTTGTGCCTCGTCAGATAGAACTCCGAGCCGTCGCTTAAGAGCATTAACAAGCTCTTTGAGTGATTGGTACTGGACTTCCAACCTTTTCTTGTTGTAGTATTCCTCTGTGCCCTTGCTCTTGCGTTCGGCCCGGCCGTCCGTATCTACCTTAATCCGAGTTTCTTCCCATTTCTTGTTATAGTCTACGTCGGCCCTTGCTAGTTGTTCACCTACGAAACCCATATACATGGCAAGCTGCACCGAGTAAGTGGATATTGTCTGCGGATTAAGTGTTTCGATGTTCTCTTTTACGTCCTTGATTATTTCTTCGTAACTTTTCATTTATACCTCAAAAGGGTATTTCTATGTCCGCGTACTCTACCACTGCTTCCGGCTTCTTAAACTGGCCTAACACCTCGGCCTTGCGTTCGTCGCCCCCTTCTGTTGTCCATGTGCGATACCCCGTAACGTAACCCATGAGCTGTTTGCCCTTAAGCTGGGCCTCGTATAGGGTTATCTCGCCGTTGTGGACTTCTATGTCGTCCTCTTCGGAGAATCCAGCGGCGATCAAGAAGGGCTTGAGGAACCCGATTGACTTCTCTGTCCTCCAGAGTGTGTGAAATATCTTGTGGCCCACGTGCTCGCCGTCAACGATAACAAGCTCAAGGTCTGACTTGGGAGTGCCTTTCTCCTTAGTCGTTCCGTCCTCCATGCTGACTATCTGCAACTGATACCATGCTCCGGCTGGTACTGGTTCAAAGTTCATTTCCTTTATGTCCTTTAGTTTCATGTTTATTTACCACCTTTCTTTTTAGTTTCCTGGCTTGCGCCTGTTATTCCCGTGAGCTGTTTCTCAAGGAAAAGTATGCACTTGAGTATCTGCTCCGCTGTCATTTCGTCGAACTTGTCAACGCTGGCCTTGTTAAGCCATGCCTCGGTAACTTCTGCCTTGACGTTAAGAACCTCAACGAGTTTCTTGAGTTTCTCCACCTGTTCGGCATTAGCCATTACTACCGGTTCGGCGTTTCTTTCTACTATCTGCTTGCCATAGAGTTCAGCGAACTTATCATAGGCAAGTTCGTGGGTTTCACTTTCTATAAACGCACTGACACGGCTTTTCTTTACTACAAAAAACCGTTTTCCCTTTTCCTTGAGTATTTCAATCCACAAATCAAGGGCGTACTCCATTTTGTCGAACCCGTCGAACGTGGAGCCGGTGCATATCAGGTCGCCACCTTTGCGTTCCCACTTATCTTTTGCATGGCAGATAAGAAGGACGTTCATGTCCAGAGTATCAAGCCACCGCAAGAGCTGGCGTGTGGGCCGGTTCGCTTCCTTCTTGTCACGTCCATAATCATTGCCGACCTTTTCTTCCGCTGTTGCGGCCGCTAAAAGATAAAGGTGCGAAAACGAGTCAATTACAAGTGTTTTGTATTCATGCTTCTGCGTAGCGAGTGCCTTGATTTCCTCGATTACTACGTTAAAATCCTGGCTCCCCTGTTCCTTACCCATATAAGCACCACCGGCCTTTATGAGCTTGTCCCTGTACTGTTCCCTTGTTGCGCCGCCCTCCGTGTCAATGTAATACACCGAAGGGAACTCAAGCGCAAACATCGTTTTTCCGACACCAGCTTTACCGCTTATAAGGAACTTCGGCTTGCTGGCCTGTACCATTTCCGGCTTCACTGCTCTTAACGCCACCATACTTCCTCCTTAATCCTGCCCGTAATTGGGCCTTATGGATTTTTTTACTCTCCAAAATCTCCCTAATCGTTATTATTTCAAGCGGCATGGTTCATAGCCCTATTCTCTAACCTTTCAAGATTGTCAACTATGCCCTGTACAAATCTCTCGTTCTCCGCTTCCTCCGCCCCGGTCAGATCTGCCTCACCCTCACAGACGCTTATGTCCGTGATTATCATGTCAATGGCTTCCTTGATACGCTGCTCCATGCTGGTTCTTTTCATTTCGGAGCCTCGCTTTCAGCAAGCATCTCATTGATTTGCTTCTGGTTCTCTTGCTGGACTGCCTGTACTCCGGATACAAACACTGCCAGTATCTCGTCGTATGTCTTTCTCTTTATCTGTCCCGATTCCAGGCATCCCTTGAGTAGCATCTCAAGCTCTTTCGCGACGTTGCTCATCTTGCCTCCCGATAAAATTGGGGCTGGCTTTCGTGGTACTTAGTACCGCCTGCAACTCCCCATGGAATTATTTAACTACAGAAAATTTTCCTTTTTTGAGCTTATACCATACGTTTTCTTTTATCTTTTTACCGTCTACTTTAGCAGTTTTTACTGACAGGATAATATACTCCTCGCCAGTCCATTTTCTTTCGGCAAGGACAAGCCAACATCCTTTTACTCCTCTCGCAATACAGTCAACTCCTAGTCCGCAGGCTATTGAATGCTTGCCGGATACTGATGCCGCGCCGCTGTTGCCTGTGGCTGATGCCGCGCCTCTGTCGCCTGTGGCTGATGCCGCGCCGCTGTTGCCTGTGGCTGATGCCGCGCCTCTGT